CTCAACGTTCTGACGGATTGTGCACTTGATGTTCTGCCATTCTCCCTCACCGAAGTCGGTGTCGCCCTGTGCTCCAAGCTTGATGCTGTAGATACCATCACGCCCGAAGATGTAGGTACGCAGAGCAGTCAAGCCAGTCACACCCTTGTAGTTCGTGGTCTGGGTGACCTGATTGGTCTGGAAGAAGTGCACGCCTGAACCAGGAAGCTCGATCATTTCTGTCAAGTCTGTGCTGATCAGGTCCTCCATCTTGGCCTGCCCCACTGGGGTGTGCTTCAAGATGTCAATAGGGCTGTTGTTGCTCACGTCGCTCAGCACATCTCCAAGGGAGAATGGGTGAATGACGCCAGCGAAAGCCTTGCTGCCTTCGTCGAACGGACGAACGCTGCGTCCTGCAAGAGCCTGGACGCTGTTACGAATTGCGTTCAATGACAGAGTCGTGAACGAAGTCGTAGAAGCTGCTGCAAGCTGCTCAAGAACGCTCGGATCTACGCCGCTTGCGCCGTCTGCTGTGGTACGCACCAAGCTTGACAATGACTGTCCAAGACGGTACGCCATTTCACGGGCAACGTTCTCAACGGTGTTGTCGATGGCTGTTGCCAAGCTAAGGCTGGAAAAATTTGCGTAATCCGCGTATTCTCCAATAGTGGCAATGATGTTCAGTACTGAAATGCTAATGCTGGAACCGACGGTTCCCTCTGCAGTCTGCGCAGTGTTCGGCGCAAAAGGCACGTACATAAACATTTCGTATTGATTCCCGCTCTTAGTTGGAAGATCAAGACGCTCTGAGCAAGCAACGAAAGGCGTCTGAGCCTTCAAGTTGTCGCGGAATTTCTTCAGTGTTTGTTACCCGCAGAGAGCGGGGATCAGGCATTTCTGCTGATCTCATACGGTTGTTATTCCCGTATGCTCGGACTATCGCATCACGAATGCTGAGAAACATAGTCCTGAACTCTTGTGTAGAGTACAGGCTTTTTCTCAAAAACACCCACGAGTATGTTGCAGTACCAGTGAACCAATCCCCTCACCTTTTTAGAGGTGTGGCAATGATCAACACAGGTATCTCTATCGTGAACAGCAATTAAAGGTTCTTTGCAAACTGCACACAAACCTTTTTGCTCTTCAAACATCATCTCTTTGTGAGCCACAGTTATGCCATACTTCTTCATCAGATGTGCTGGCTTATCCCTGTGGGCGTCTCGATACTTTTTAGCATTTCGTCTAATTTCTTCACGATGTGCTTCTCTGTATCGTTTTTGGTACAACGCTATTTGCTCTGGTGTTCTTTTTGGTCCTCGTGCCATCTCGCTTAGTCTCTCACGGTGTAATAGTACAACTTCAACTTCTCAATTGTACCACAACTTCCGCCCTGTTGGCCATTTCAGCTTCCAAGTCGATCAGAGATGGTTTTACTACGACAAGCTATTTATCGTAAAATTTTACTGTTGACTGGGGCAGATTCGACTGCTGATTGCCCGCTGGGGAAAAACTCATGGTGATTATCTCCTTGTGAACGCAGAGATACTCCTTCTCCTCCCAGAGAAATACATGCGTGTTTCAGTGCCATAATGCGCATCAGTCGCCATGAGTAATCCGACTCATTTTAAACTGCGCCGACAAGGTCTTCGTCAGCGTTTCCCTCAGCACATAATTTGGTGACTCTCTTCGTAATCCGACGCGAGCGGTCAATAACTGTAACCTAGGCTGTTACACCTAAGCTTTTATCCATCCTCAGCCCGTGCTTACCGGGACCATAGAGGTTGGGTTCAAATTTTGTAACTCTGTACCCCAAATCGAAGTACAGCTTTTGGGAAGGGTTTTCCACCTTCACCTGGAGCCACACGGAGTCGCGTGCCTGCTTCTCGTAGTGATTCTCAAAAACTTTTATCAACTCTGTAGCGTAGCCACGCTTGCGCGCGCTCTCTGCCACTGCGACCTGTGAGAGATACGCGTTACCGTCGCGGCACTCTGCCAGGAGGTACCCGACCACGTCTCCGTTAGGCATCTCAGCTACCCACACGTAGTCGCTCGTGAATAGATGATCCTTGAGCAAACGCTCAGTGAACTCTGGTCCGAACGACTCTCGGTAGATTCTGAAAACCCCGTAGTAGTCAGGCGAGCTATATGCTCGGACTCTCATCGCTGGTTAGGGTTGATCTTTCGGCTAGAAAGAAGCTTGTCAACCTTCTCCTTGAAGCCCGCTTCCTGTTTGAAGCGTCGCTCATAATCGTCTGGCGGCATGGCGTCTAGCGCCTTGAGACCAACGAATGTGCGTGACGGATTCGTCAAGCGTCCCTTTGAGTCGTAGACTGCAGGGGACGTGTACGTGATATCCGAACCTGGGATAGCCGCTGGAGGAGTTGCTGACGATGTGTTGTTGTTCGTCAACGCCGTCGATACACGCTGCACCGGAGGTGGGGGAGGAGGCGTTGACACGCTCGGATCGAAGTTGACGATCTCTACGGGCTGTACGCTGATCTCTCCACCGAACTCATTGACGTTGTCGTAGTTCTGCAAGTCTGCAGGAACGGTCGGCGTCACGGTCGCGGGTAGTTCAACAGGTGCTACGAAGGCTGAAGGATTGGCTCCCTTTCCAGGGATTGTTCCGCCGCCTGTAAGAAGGATGTCTGCTGCTGACAAACGCTTGAAAGCCATCGTGAAGTTTTCTTCGATAGGCTCAAGGTTGAAGCGTTCCATCCAGTTGTAAATCGTGTTCCAGTTCTCAGTGCAGATGTAGTAGTCCTGGTTGTTCATCAGGAACTTGTCTACTTCGATGCGGATCTTGTTGTCGATTGCCGCCTGCTGCGAAGTTTTAATCGCTTCGCGGATCTGCGCCGGGTCTGCCCCGAACGTCGCGCGCGCCAAGCGCTCGAAAGCTGCTTGTGCCTTGGTAGGATCTCCCTGCCACTGCGTGACTTCGATCAACTCGTCAGCCGATAGAGGCTGAGGTGAGAACTCGACGGGCTGCGTAAAACGCGGTGCCGTCTCTGGAATCTCTTCGGGCTCGAACTGGCCCGTCTTGTTTCTGCGGTTTGCTTCACGCAGTTTGCGCTGCATGCGCACGTTGTTCTCTTGCAGCTTCTGGATCAGTTCAGAGGTGTCACCAGGAAATTTTGGTGTGTACTTGATAACCTGTGGACCACCCATGGCCAAACCGTTGTCGTCAGTTGGCTGGTACTCGTAACGCTGCTCTTCCAATACTACGGAGGTTTCTACAACTTCTGTCATATTTGATTCTCCTCAAAATCAAAGTAGCTCACTAATTTGTCAACGTCGGTTGTGAAGTCCATGTCCAGTTCGCTTCCGGGATCTGGGTTGATTGGGTCCTGTCCTGCTTCCTCGGCGGTGATGTACACCTGAACGTAAAGGTTCACGCGGTCCACCATATGCTGGTAGATCTCCGTGGCAACCTGCGAACGACGCACTCGCTCAACGCAATCGGCAGGGTTGGCTGTGTCTGCCTCGCGCAACTCCACGAGGAACTTATCAACCACGCTCTTCAGGATTTTGTGAAGCGCCGAGTACCCAGGCATCTTCGTAATCGTTGTGAGCGAACCGCACTCTGCTGCGTCGGGAATGTACTCCGGGTCAAACGTTAGTTTCATCTTCTCCTCCCAGAGAAACTGAATACCTGGAGGGTTTTTACTGAGGTTACCTCCACCCTCGCTGTGCAATGTTGCACCAGCTTAAAACAATCCGGCATCCGTCAACGGGTCAGTGAACGCATCCATTGCCACGTTCGGCATGATCTTCTGCGCCTGATCTATCTGGAATGCTGTTGCGGGGTTGTCGTCGAATCCCATCCCCATGTTGTTAGCGTACTGATTAACTCCGAAGATCATGTCGTACTTGGCTTTTTCCTTGGACTCCTCGAAAATCTGCTGCTGAGGAATCGGCGCTCCTTCCATATCGGCGTAGGAGCCAAACTGATCCACAAGGATAGAAATGGCAGAAACGATGTCATCATGCTTGTCGTCTTTCGTACCCGTGAACTGTGACAGTTCCGAATAGATGTCTTCCAGACCATTGCACGACTGCATGAAGTAGATTCGATCATCACCAAGCATTCGGACAACCGGCTTCGCCTTCGCTAGCTTCGATGTCTGTTTGCTTCCCTTACCGAGGGACACTGAGCGGATCGGCACAAGAATTTTGTGCTTTGCCATCTCGCGGTTGACTTCAGTCTTTAACCAACCCACGCCCATCGATTCCTCGATAGCGATGTGCTTTGGCTTCCACTGGAATGCCACGTTTGCAATCTGCTTTGGTGATTCGTATTCTGACCAACGACCACGTTCCATGTTGATGATGTAGAAACGACCCCCGGAAATCATGGCTGTAAGGATCACTGTGTAATCCGCCCAGGGCTTGCCTGAGTATGCCATGTCCACTGCTGTCACAATAAGTCCGCTGTGCGGTCTTTGGGTGTGCGGGATAGTTTTCTTCTTCAACAGGTCTAGTGGAATCTTGACCTTGTTTCTTTTACGCGGATCGTTCAGGTACTTGATCGCGAAGCCGTCAACGTCCAGGCTTTCCTGCATCAAGAAGTCATAGGTGAGGTGCTCTGGAAACCAGAGAGTGTAGTCCTCTTCCTTGAGTTCTGATTCGATCTTGTCCTTCGATCCAGGCTTTACTTGCCAGCAGGCTCTAACGTAACAAAGCACGTTGATATCGCTGTTGTATTTGCCGTCGTCGATTGATCCAACGATGTGCGACTGCAGACCCTTTGCCTGCGCCGATTTGTCTTCGTTCTTCAGGATCTGAGCGTAGAAGTCGCTCTCGTCGTACGCTGTACCGATAACGTCAATGAAGCCGTAGGGGTTCAACATACCACGGTTAACGCTGATTCTCTTGTTGACCTTTTCGATCTGATCTTGCGTACCAGAGTTCTCAAGCTGCACGACGTCGTCCAGCTTCATGATCTCAAAGTGGAAGCCTGACAACGACTGCTCAATACCTGCAGCGCGTACGGTCGGCTCTTTGTCACCCTGTAGACATGCGGGAGTGTTGTACTCTCCAGACTTGCCTGATCCTGGGACAATGCAGTGCTCTGGGAAGAGCATCTGAAACATGTCCGATGACCATTCGCCGGTCTCTTCGTTCTTCACGTCGCGAGCCTTGTAAACAGGCTTGCCCTTCGGGTCAATCTCGTCAATGGCCAACTGCAATTCGAAGTGTCCGCGAATCTGCTTTACGAATGCCGTCGCCAGGGGTAGAGTCCCTGTCATGATCAGAATCGTGGTCTCAGGGTAGTTGATGATCCACTGAATGGTGTCGCACGCGTCCATGGTAGATTTGAATCCGCCACGAGGTACGAGTAGCATACGGCGCTTCTTCTGCTGAGTGTACTGCTTGGCAAACTTTTCCATCGTGTTGAACGTTGGATCTTTTGCCACGAAAAACTTATTGCAAATGTCCTCGTGTGTGTCGAGGGTCATGTCTCTCCAGCCTAGGAGATGACACAAGAAGTAAAGGTTCGTCTGCGCGAGGTATCTGGTCTCGATCAACTCGCGATGCAGTGATTCCTTGTGCTCAGGGCTGAGGTCAACCCCGGCTACTGTCAGAACCTTCTGCCAGGAAAGGTAGACCTTCTTCTGCTGATCAGGTGTCAGCTTTGCAAAACTCTTTTTTGCATTCGCGGTGAACGTCTCTGCGTCCATTTCGCGGTGCTGGTAATTCGGATCTGTACGGCGCTCGTGCACCAGCGCTCTCAATTCATCAAGTTTCACACACCCTCCTCAGAGTGCTTAGGGCACGGGAAGATGCTGCAACACATCAAGCATTGCGTTCTTGATGCGTTCTGGCCACGTTGGATGTAGGATTCCGTGCAACCAATCCTTTGCCATGGCTGTTGTTTCTTTACCGTCTGCAGTCATGCCGTTCACGTTCTTCGCTGTCGCCTGAATATCCGGCACCATTGCGTTGACCGCTTGAGTTGTAGTCTGCAAATCCTTTGCCTCAATGGTCAAATTGTCCACCAGGGGTTTTACTGCTTTCACAGAATCAATGGTCGCCTCTAGGGTTTCCTCGGTCTGTTCCGCGATTTTGTTTTCATTTTTGGTTGTGGCGAGCACAGCGGTGTTCACGTTGGACAACGATGTCGAGATCTGCCAGTTCCAAAAGTCG